GTGTCGCCATATAAATCCACTTTGATGTGTCTAATGATATTCACTTTCTCACCTCCATTCTCACGAGAGTTCCTGCTCGGTCTTTTGAACCTCCTCGAATGACAATCTCGTATTTGCCAGTTCAACCTTGTTTCGTTCCTTGGTTAGCGGATATTCATAGAATTTCACGACCCTGTGTTTCTCTCTGAGGTTTGTTGATTTTGAAATCAGCAGCACCGTGTCTCCCAGTCCGACCGAGAACACCTCTTTGTATTCCTCAGATACCTCGGCGAGATTGATGACGTCTGCGGTGTAGGACTTGTATGGTTTTGAGAGTTCATCCAGTTTCGCCTCGCCGTCCTCCTGCAATGATTCTCGAACGGTGTATCGTTCATCTTTCCATGTGCAGGTCTTGACTTTCCTTGAATACTGATAGTTTTCGACGTAGTTCTTGCCATCTATATCAAGCATCAAGCCATCTTTCCCGATGCATATTAGTCTCGTGCAGAAATCGTATGAGTTCGACTGAATCTGCAATCGTTTGAGATTCAATCTCTCCATGAAATACGCTCCTTTGTCCTCGCCTATCTTTTCATAGATTGCGATTGTTTTAGCAATCGAATCGAATTTGATTTCGCATCTGTATGTAGTGATGACCGATTGAATGATGCTCCATGCGGAACAGTTGGAATCCGATGACACCGTCCTTTTTTTGGTTGGCTCGCAAAGAATCACTTTCCACTCCGTTCCATCAATCGCCGTTTCGACACATTCCTCTGCCGTGACCTCTGTTGTCTTGAATCCTGTCGGGAACTGTTTCCCCTCAAGGCTCTCCACATTCATCGCTGCGGTGCATTTATACCATGAATCTGACGGCTCAATCTGTTTGATGACAAACTCGTCGCTCTGTGTCCGGATATACCCCTCCTCTTTGATTGAGGACGCATACGGGTTTTCTTTCCGGAACATGAATGTCAATTCCTTGTCTCCGGTTTTCAGTGTACTTGTGATGCATATTTCTTTCACTCCGAACAGATTGCACACTTTTATGTGCATATCATTGAATAGTTCCATCCTGCACCTCCTAGAGCCACATTGGATTGTATTCCAGTGTCACAATGATGTTCTTGTCTGAAAATATGAGATGATGTTCTCTGTCCTCTCCGGTTTTCAAGAATGGAAACTCCATCATGCCGTCGACATCCCCGAACTTGTTTGCTCCGTCCATCGTGATGAATCCTTTGGTCGAATCAATCACGACTGTCGCTCCTCTCGGAATAACATTGATTGTCAACTCGTCGGAGAAACCGTTGATTTTCAACACCTCGATGTATTCCAGTGCCGTGATGCTCAGTTTGCACGGTGACCACCTGTTCCCTGCTGCCTCGAATTTTGCCTCATGTACTTCCTGCCATGTGAGTGTCACTGTATCGCTGAACCAGTATCCGTTGAATGTGAACTCTGCTTTGTACCTCGTTCCGGTGATGGTCTTGTTGAGTGTGTTGCCCGTCATGTATGCCTTGAATTTTCTCTCGTATCCATCCAGTGTCAAAATGACACCTTTTTGCAACATGGCATTGAAATCACTGACATATCTCTGTATTTCATTTCTTGTCTGCCCTCTGAAATAAATCTCAACCGTGAGTTCTGACAGTGGTGTGTATGTCTCAGATTCCGACGGGGTCAATGCCCCGTCGAATAGTTCCACGTTCACGGCTGTGGATGGAGGTGTGTATGAGACTTTTAACTGCTTGGCACTGAATGTCCGAATGTCCGTGTTGTTAATCTGCATTTTTTACCTCCTCTTTTTTGTTTCAATGGCAAGTTTGTCGCTGACCTTTTCGGTCGTCCTGCTTGCGACTTCGTCGCCGTCAATATAGTTGTGTGTTTCCACATATACATTTGTTGTTGCTTTTAATGCCTGCAACTTGTTATCAAGCATCATATTCAATCTCGTGTAGAATGCCTGTTTGGTTGTCACCCTTTCCATGGAATCCATATCCTTTCACCTCCCTGTCTATGATAAAAGGCTCACGCCTGTGTTTTCTGATGTCCTGCCATCGCTGACAGGACGTATCTGTCTGCTATGCTGTGGCAACTGCTGCCTCTTTTCTCTCCCACTGCTGCCGTTCCTCCTGTTTTCCCATCATGTACCCAACAATGAAAGATTTGTCGTTCTCCTCCAATCCGGTGAACTTCTCAGCCATTGCCTCAATCATGCGTTTTTTCTCGTCCTTTGACATGGTTTTCTCTCCTTTCGTGACCTGTCATCATCAGCGTATGGCGGTCAATCCATACGGACGGGCAACTACTGCCCGTTTCGACTAAAAATCAAATGTATATTCCCATGTGGGTTCTGCTCCGGTGACCTCGATGTCACCGTGATGTATGTACGCTTTGCACTGAAAAAAGTGCTCGTTGTGGTCGTGAGATTCCTCGACCTCGCTTTCATCCAGTTCAACCTCAACCACAATCATTCTCTTGATGCCTCTCAGTATCAAAAACTTGCAGGCATCAACTGCCGTCGTGCATAGATACACGCATCCATCCCACGATTTCCGGATTGCTCCATCCGTGAAAATCTTCTCCATTGTTTTCTCTGTTGTTGCGTGGTAGCATTTCATGATTTCCTCCTGTTTTTCTTGTCCTGCTGTTCCCTCCTGCCATATAATGAATGTGCAACCATTTCCGACTGACAGGAGGTGAGGACTTATGAAAATTGATGTTGACTTTGACGAATTGATGCAAACTGCTTTGAACGGTAGCATTGAGGCAAGCGAAAAACTCGCAGACAAATCTCCGGATGCTGCCGGATATGCTGAACAGTTCGAGCGTATCGCAAAGATTTCGGCAGGTGTTACAGTGGGGATTCTCCGTGAGTATCACGCTGCCCTTGAGATTGCTCTTGATGCAATTTCAACCACTCGTTGAGAATTTCATCATCGTCCACGGGCAGGGATTTCAGAAATCTCCTGCCCTTTTTCAATATTGTTTTGATTGCTTTGAGTATCTTCATCAATCTGCCTCCGGCATCTCAATGAAATAGTTTTCACTATTCCATTCGTCTCTCATGAATATGTATCTCTTGCCGTTCCACTCATTAAGTATCTGAATGAACTTGACCTCTCCGAGTGAATCATCTTTCTTTTTGGCATCCAGTTCCTCGAATGTTGTGACTGTTCCCCAACAACTGCCGACTACCTTATCATTGACACAAAAATCATTTTTTCTCATTTTCCTGTCCTCCTGTTCTTTGGTCGGGAGGCTTTCGCCTCCCTGCGGTTTATTCTGCTAGTGTTATCTTTCTGCCTTTCAAGTCGATGCAGTTCTCATAATCGAAATCAAATTCAGTGTTGAGGTTCAAGTCATGACCCTCTTTTTGCAGTTTCATGAAATCCTGTTCGTCGAGTGCATCAATGACGTATTTCCCTGTTGCGATGTCGATGTCAACCAGTTCCACATATTCGATATGGTAATAACATCCGTTTGGGGTTTTTCTGTATCCACTGCGGTCTCTCACGCACATTCTTTTGATATTTTTCTCTTTTTTCGGCTGTGGGATTGCTTTGAGTATCTGTTTGATACTTTTCACGAAATCCTGCTGATTGAGGTTGCTGTTCATGTATAAAGTCTCGAATGCGTCGTACTGTTCTGTCGTGACTTCTCTGCCTGCCATTCTTTCAAATTCGTGTTTCATCATGGTCTTGTTCCTCCTGTTCTTTTATAAATGAAACAGTGCTGTGTCATCTCGCTCCCTCGCATAAGTGTTGAACTCTCCATCATAAGCCGTTCGCCTTTTCAAAACCGAGGCATTCAATGGGGTATGTCGACCATCGTTTCCACTTCTCTCAAATCCCATCTTCCTGCTTGCTGTTTCTTAACTCTGTAATAATTATATTCGACACAGTCGACTGTGTCAATACTTTTTTCATGTTTTTCTTTACTCTGTCGATTTTTTGTGATATATTCGAGACATAAGGAGGTGATTGAATGAATGAAAGATTGAAAGACTTGCGAAAAACATTGAACTTGTCGCAGGATGCATTCGGTGAAAGAATCGGAATGTCCGGCGGTGCTATTTCTTTATTAGAAAAAGGAAAGCGAAACGTCACTGAGCAGGTTGTCAAATCAATCTGCCGTGAATATTCCGTTGATTATATGTGGTTGACCACCGGAGACGGTGAGATGTTCGTGG